AGCACCACCATCAGCAGCCTCGTCTACTTCACCTTCCCAAGCTACAGCTTGTTTCCCTGTAATTGGTAAACGAGTGTCAGCAGAAAGTCCAGTAAGGATATTTGCACCTACTTGATTGAATACAGAAGCCTCACGTAAAGCCTCTTGGTAGCCCATTACTACTGTTGGAGCAATAGCTGAACCTCCTGTACCTGTTTGCACTACTTCGGCACGTTGCTCTAGCAAACGAGAAGGAATACCTAATCCGTTGATTGTACGACCAGCTGCTCTAGCTTCTGCTACAGCTTCATCGTGTAATTCTTTTTCAACACCATCTAGTGTGTTGTTCATAAAACCTGATAAGGCTTTGAATAATGAATAGCCTCTTACTTCAGATGACTTATCTTTGTTTTCCATAATTTCTACTTTAGGGGTTTTTGTTGCGATTTCCGCATTTAAAGACTCTTGGCGTTCAACCGTTTCGATGTCTTTTTTTAATTTGTCGATAAGATTCATTTTCTCATCGTAAGAAGATTGCTCATCTTCAGTAAAGTCACGAGCCTCAGTTTTACAAGCCTCTAACATAACATTAGCTTCTTGAATTAAACCAGCACGTTCTTGACGTAATTCTACAGAGTTTTCCATCTTTAAAATTTGCTTTTTAATTTTAATTCGTTTTGTAATTGATTGATTTTCCTAAGTGTTTCTTCACTATCGCTATTAATTTTAGCCTCTAATTCTTTAGCATCTGTTTTAATTTGCTCTAAAGAACGTAAAGCTACATCAGTATTAGCGTAAGCACCAACACCAACAATAGAAACATCAAACAATCTTCCGATTTTAGTTATGTTCCTCTTATATACATCACCCTCTTCCTTCCATTCATCTTCCTCTACCGTAAAGGCAAATGATGATTCATAAAGTAAGCCTCTACGCATTAGTTCTGCGACATCTCTACCCGTAGAAGTGTTTGGTAATGTTCCATCGTATCTTAAACCTCTTTCATCAAGTGAAAGTTTTAATGTACCACCTTGATTTCTATCTAAGATAGCGTTCATATCGTGGTTGTAAGTTAAGATTACATTGTCATCTAATCGACCATCAAAAGCACCACGAGAAATAGTTTCGTAAAAACCTAAATCTCTACTTTCGTGTTCAAATAATGAAGCGTACCCACTAACATTGATTACGTCTGAACTTTCATCCATTCGTACTTCGCAGTCGGTAGAGTAAACTCTAATTTCTTTGTTATTTTTCATCTTCATTAATGTTTTCGTTAAGTTCCTCTCTTGATGTAGATTCTCCTAATCGGTTTATAGGTAGCATATTAGATTGCATATAGTAATCCTCAGAAGCACCACCTACACTATTTAAGTCCTCAAGTTTTCTAACTTCGTCAGGGGACATAACACCAATATTAACTAAAGTTCTATAGTAGTCAGCCCTCGCTTTAGAGTCACCTCTAAGGATGGCTGTTAAATTAAATTTAAAGTATTCCGCACCTCTCTTCTTAAATGGAACGAGTTTAGCGTTCAATTCAGATTCAATACGCTTAATCCAAGGGGTGATGGTATGAACTACAAAATCTATCTGCTGTGCTTCAATATTCGAATATGTGGCGTTTGAAAGGTCATTTACCAAATGGTTCGGCACTCTAAATAAACGACAAATATCAGATATTTGATATTGTCTACTCTCAATAAATTGAGCTTGATTATTTGGAATAGTTCTAGCTTGGAAATCCATTCCTTCTTCAAGGATAGCTGTTTTACCCGTGTTACTTGTCCCTGAGTAGTTATTAGACCAAGACTCTCTAAGTCGTTTAGCTGTTTCAGGTTTAAGCGTACCTGGGTGTTTAAGGATTCCTCCTAGTTGTGAGCCATTTTTAAAGTAAGCACCAGCGTGTTTATCTAAAGCTAAGGCTATACCTAAAGTTTCAGCAGCCACTTGGATAGGTGATTTACCTTGAATACCATTAGTTGATAAACCTTTAACGTGAATCATATCTATTCCAGCTACTCTACCCGTTTTTGGATAAGAATTACTAGAATCACTTTCTTTTATTTCGTAATAAACTCCCCTTCCCTTCGGAGATATAAAAACATCTACATCATTACATTTGATTGGGTGAAGTCCTACAGGGAAACCTCCGTTGTTACGTTCAATATAAGCATAAAAATTACCATCTAAACTTAAATCTACCATTATCCGTTCAAAAAACATAAACGAGTTGAATAGCGGAGATGGTTGTTGGCTTATAAGAGCGTTTAAAGGGTTGTCAGACTTAACCTTCTTTTGATTATTTTCATCTTTTTCATAAAGCGAAATAGGAAGGGAAGCTATAGTTTCAGATAAAACTCTAACGCAAGACCATACAGCAGCTACTCTAAGAGCTTGCTCCTTAGACACTGCCTCACCTGAAGCGTTACCAAAAGCACTTCCTATAATGGTCTGACCATATATGCTTCGCTTCTCTGTATCAGAGGATTTGTCTTTTCTTCTTAAAAAATCAAATATACCCAAATCTGTGTTTTTGTAAATAGTATTACATTAGTAAATAGTAAAAACAACCGAAGTGTGAACTACTTTTCAACACTTTTTTTAATATTTTTTAAATATTTAGCTAATTTCTTGTACACGTAACGAGTGCTAACACCATTAATTGTTGCTATTTCTTGTATTTTTAATCCATATTCAAATCTGAGATATGGTATGTTATCATCTATTTTAAGCAAGTTATCCCATAATTCATCAGGAAGTTTATCGTAATCATCCGAAATAAACGGTGTTTTAGGCTCTCTAAGGCGATAAGTATTATGAAATGGACTCGTAGTACTTAAAACTTGATTCGTGACGATACGAGCCACAAAATAGCGTAATTGATTTGTTTCGTATAAAGATTGTATAGTTTCCTCCATTTGAGATAGGAGAATAAGAGAAACATCTTGAATTAAATCATCAATAAGATGTAAATCTTTATTATTAGCTAGAACACTAGCACAAATATCTCTTATCGTGCCTTGTTCTTGGACTATTATTTCGTTCTTAGATAAAGAATATTTCTTTTGAGTCATAACCTGAGTTTCCACCATTCTTGTTTTGCATAGCCTCGCTTAATCCCATTATACACGAAATTATACCATCAATCTTTTCATTCGATTTAGATTTATCGGGCTTAATATTTCCAGCAGCATCGTAAGTTAGCACGATATTAGACATCATCCACCTGAGTACGGGATTACCTCCGTGTCTTAATTTACCGCTAAGTATAAGCGATTCAAATTCTTTTGTAGCTGGACTCATAGTCTTGTAACCTTGTCCTACGGGAATCATCGGACAACCTTCTTCTGTAAGGTCGATTACAATCTGTGAAGCGTTCCACCTATCGTAAGCTATCATTTGAATATCGTATATCTCGCTTAAATCTCTAATCTTTTGCTTAATGTAATTGTAATCACAAACATCGCCAGGAGTTAGGATAACGTGACCCTCTCTAGCCCACTTTGAATAATTTACCTTATCTCGCTCTGAGCGTTTGTGAGCGTTCTCTTCAGGTATAAAGTTATATGAAATAATATCGTAACCACCATCTTCATCAGGGAACATTAATGAAAGTGAAGTAACATCTCTAGTTGAAGCTAAATCTAATCCAGCGTAACAAGTTTTTCCTTTTAAATATCGCTCATTCACTAGACCATCACACTCCATCCACTTTTCGTCACTAATCCACCTAGATTCGTTGGCAACCCATTGATTAAGGTGGAGTCTACGGAAGGTGTTTTCGTATGAAGGCTCGTTTTTTGCCTTTACTGCTTGTTGCTTCATATACTCTTCGGTGATGATAGTACCATAGCCTGGATTCGCTTTCCTCCAAACCTCTTCATCGAAAATATCATCATCTTTATCAGCCTCATAAACAACGCCTAAGAATGAATCATCTTCGATACTACCATCAATAAGTCGTTTAGCGTAATCGTAAAGTTCTTTACAAATATGGTCTTTTTGATGACCAGCCCCAGCTGTCGTAATTCCGAGCATCAGCGGTTGCTTCCTAGCTCCCATACTCGTAAGTAATACATCGTAGAGGTCACGATTCTTGTGAGAGTGAATTTCATCCAACAAACAACAAGAGAGGTTTAGACCGTGCTTAGTGTCAGCATCAGCCGAAATAACTTTGTAGTACGAACCAACTTTGTCGTAAGTGATTGAGTCACGATAAGTGTTCCCTCGTTTGATAAGTTCAGGTTCTTGTAACGTCATTTGCTTGGCTATCGAAAATGATAACCTAGCTTGTTCTTTATCTGCTGCTGCCGAAACAATCTCAGCTCCTCTCTCTCCATCTGAGAAAAGCATATAGAGAGCCACACCTACCATCAAATTAGTCTTTCCGTTCTTACGAGGGATAAAAACGAAACATTGTCTAAACTTTCTTAATCCTGTTTTCTTTGACTTCCAACCAAAAAGAGGTTTAATGATGTCATCCTTTTGCCAATCCTCAAGGATAAACCTTTGACCAGCTAAATCTCCCTTTACGTGCTGACAAAACATCTCGATAAAATCCACAGCCCTATTAGCTGACTTTTCATCGTAATACCAAATATCGGTATTTATGTTTTTAAGATTATTCATCGTTGTTAAAGAAATTCTCTATTTTAATATCAGGAGTATTAGCGTGGTTCTCTATTGCATTTACTTTAGCTCGACTCGATGGTGTTAGACCAAATTCTTTTAGTAATTGAAAGACTCTAACGAAAGATTGATTAGCTATCTGTACTTCAGGGCGTAGAATAGACTTAGTGTGACCCTCTCTTGATGTTACATCTTGAGTTGGACCTAAAGTATTCACAACCTCTTTAGCTTGTTTATATTCGCTGTAAGCATCACACAGCAATTCTAGTGCCATAGAATCAGCTTGAGTCAATACGGACATATCGTGTAGCAACTCACCTAATTCAACAAAAGCCTTTTGTCCCGTTTCACTCAGCCAAGTTGGTGTAGGAGGAATAAGGGAAGGTAGTTGAGGTTCATTAGGATTAGTCCTATCAGCCCTCAATGTTCCTCGCTGCTTTTTTATTTCTGTTGGTAATCGTTTAGTCATAACTTTCCAAATATACAAAAAAAATATTTAATAAACAAAGAAAGAAAGAAAGT